AAGCTGTCGGTGAGCCAGATGCCGTCGTCCTGGGCGAAGTCTTCGCCGCTCTGGTCACCCTTGACGGTTTCGGGGTCGCGCTTGGGCTTCTTGCGGGCCTGGGCTTTGGCGCGGTTGGGGACGGCGTCGTCGCCGTCGGCCTCGCTGATGCTCATCTCCGCATCGTTTTTGATCATGAAGTCCCAGTCGACCTCATCCCAGGCGAACTCGATCAGCGCGCCCGCGACCACCGCACTGGACGTGGTGCCGTCCACGTTCGGATCGGAGGAGTCGATCGGGGTCAGCTTCGCGTGCCCGGACAGCTCGGCGAACGCGGGGATGTGCACCAGCGTCGCGGAGGCCATCCGGCCGGACCGGATCATCTTCAGCCGGGGGCCGTCGTACGCCTCCTCGGCCATCACCGGGGAAGACCCGCAGCCGCAGTCACTGCCGGACGCACCGGCGTGGGCCATCTTGGCGGCCTTCAGCTTCCCGGCCTGCTCCTTCTTCCAGGCGGCGTACGCCTTGGGCTCGGGAACGTGCTCGACTTCCTGCTGGTCGAGGTCGACGGACGGGCCGATCACCTTGTTGTGGGTGAACTTCATCGCGGCGGTGGCGGCGTTGCGCACGTCCTCGGGCCACGATTCGTCGTCGTAGAACTCGCCCTTGGCGGGCAGCATCCCGTCTTTCTCTTTGCCGATCTTCGCGATGTGGCCGACGATCACGGCGTTGTTGTGGCCGCCGGAGTCGGTGGCGACGTATCGCAGGGGCAGCGGAAGATCCCGGTGTCCTAGCGCGCCCGCATCGAATTGACGGCCGTCGCCGGTCGGCTTGCCGATGACGGCTAGCGGCATCTGCCAGGCGGTCCCCATGCGTACCCCTCTCGTTGCCGGTCAGGATACGGCAGAAAGCCCCGCTCTCCATCGGAGGCGGGGCTACGAGGTGGTGGTGGCCTTTACAGCCAGAGGACTCCGGTGGTGCCGCCGACGATGACGCCCACGCCGATGACGATGAGCAGGACACCTCGGGCGAGGTCGGCGGCGAGGCCGACCGTGTCGAAGAACTTCTTCATGACAGGCTTTTCCTTTCGTGTCGGTCGGGATAGTACAGCTTCAGCGGTTGTAGCCGGGCCAGGTGCCGCCGGACTTGATGGCGTTGTAGATGTGGAAGGCGTGTGCCGTCTCGTCCTGCGCGTGCGAGCGGGCGATGTCAGCGCCCATTTCCGGGTAGGCGGCGCGGATGCTTTGGGCGACCTGGGTGGTGGTGAAGCGCCAGAGGCGGGCTTCGCGGGTGTCGCGGTGTGCTCCGCCTCTTCCGTTGCCGAAGACGGCCAGGCGCTTGACGGGCTCGGCCGTCCAGGCCGCTATCTGCATGAGGTTCGTGGTCATTTGGTGCCTCCCTCTCGGTCTGTCTGTGTACAGCATACGCCCCGGTTGACATCCATGTCAACCGGGGCGCGGGGAAGCAGATCAGCGGGTGGCGGCGGCCAGCTCGGCCGTCAAACCCTCCAGCTCGTACCGGTACTCCAGGTTGCCGATCCAGTGCGACGGGAACGCCTTCAGCCCGTACGCGGCCCCGGCCAGCGCGCCCGTGATCGACGCGATGCTGTCGGAGTCCCCGTCGGTGAATGCCGCCCGGCGCAGCGCGTTGGTCGGGTCGCCGGGGAAGCAGAGCAGGGTGTGCAGCGACGCGGCCAACGCCTCCTCGGCGATCCAGCCGCCCCCGGCGACGTCGCACGGGTCCTGCTCCTTGGCGCGGGGCTGGGAGTAGACGGTGAGCAGGGCGTCGATCATTTCGTCCCAGCCGCGCTGGATGTACGCCTGCGGCGACTGTGCGACCACGATCTTCCGGGCGGGCAACGGTGGCAGCCCGGCGGCGTCGTCCCACCAGTTGTGGCGGGTCTGCTGCGGCATCATCATCGGCTTGCGGGGCTCCGTGGCCTGCCACAGATGCCCCAGCCAGTCGCCCCGATACTTGCCGCGCTGGTCGTAGGCGTAGGCCAGCAGGTGATCGAGCAGCATCTCACTCGGGACGGCGAGTCCCTCCAGCAGCATCCGGACGGCGACGGCGGTCAGCTCGGCGGCGGCGAGCGCGGTCGGGTGGCCGTGGGTGATGGCGGCCTGCAACTGGGCGGCCCCGCCCAGCTCGTCCCACGTCCAGTCGGTGCGCAAGGCGAGGGGGCTGACGCGCATGTTGGCGCCGTTGCCCTTGCTGTCGGGCCGGGTGGCGAGCAGCCACTGGCGGGGGTTGCGCTGCAACGCGGACACGGCTGACATGCAGGTGACGCCGGGGGCGCGCTTACCGTCCCTGCTCTTGGGGTCGAGCTGCCAGAGGATGAACGCCTCAACGAACTGGCTGGCCATCAGGCCGGGGGCCGGGCGGCCCTTGACGGTGGCGGCCTTCGCGACGGCGATGGACATCTGGGTGTCGTCGGTGACGATGCCCTGCTGCGGCTTGTTGAGGCCGACGCGGGCGACGAACGGGTCGCCGAGCTTGGCGAGGGTGCTGGCCTTCAGGAATTCGGTGGGGCGGCCGAGGGCGTCGCCGTAGGCGAGGCCGAACATGACGCCGTGGCGCCGGTCCGAGGTGGGGTCTTTGAGCTTCACGCCTTCTCCTCCTGCTTGACGGGGCGGTGGGCGGACCGCCAGCGGGCGTATTCGGTTTCGGTCATCTGGGTGACGACGCGGGCGGTGACGTTTCCCCAAGTGATGCGTGTGGCGTTGATCATTTCTCCTCCTTCTGTATGCCTAAAGACTACACCTGCTTGACGGTCTTGTCAATCAGCAGGCGGTTGGCGCGGTTCTTCAGCACCTGCCGCACCTGCTCCACCTGCACGCCCCGGCCGTCAGCGGGCGTCAGCTTCTCCTCAGCGACCATCGCCGACACCCACTGCCGGGAGCAGCCGAGCACGGCAGCCGCGACCGTCTGCGTACACGTCTGCTGGGGGAAGCCGCCCGCCGCGAACAGCAGACGCCCCAGCGGGGTGCCCCAGAATTCCGGGCGGTACATCTCGGCCGGGTCCACCAACGCGCGCGTGATGTTCATGGCCGCCGGGTCGGCGTCCAGCAGGCCCCGGGAGATCGCCTCGGCCATCGGGATGTACGGCCGGGCGGCGGCGGCCGGAAGGCCGATGATGCCGAAGGCGATGTTGTAGCGCAGGCGAAGCAGGTCGAGGCGCTCGCACAGGTCGGTGATGGTGTCCTTCATGGTGTCCTCCAGACGCCAGAGGACCCCCGGCCGGGCGCCGGGGGTCCGTGGGATGGTTCAGGAAGCCGCGCGCAGCAGGCGGCCGAGCAGGACGTGCAGGCGGGGGATCACGTAGCTGTAGACCGACTTCTCGTCTACGCGGGTTTCCACACCGAGCGGCATCCCGTCGGCGTCCTCAGTGAAAACCTCGGCCATCTTGAAGTTGCCCTTGGTGTCCATGCTGACTTTGCCGTCGGCGGTGGCGATGCGGATGACCTTCTCGGGGTCGGCGGCGTTGCAGAGGATCTTCATCGTGGGCTCACCGTCGAGGATGACGAGGTAGGTCGCGATGGTGAGAAAGGTGTTGTCGTACTTGATCTCGTCTGCGCTGTGTCCGAGCTGCATGATGTCCTCCGGGGTGTTCGGCCTGTCAACCTTGTACACCCATCATAGACACCACTTGACAGCTGCGTCAACCCTTGGCTTTGACCTTCTTCGCGGCTTGCGCCAGCGTCTGCTTCACCTTCGCCACCGGGTGCAACCCGCGCAGGAACGAGCGGGACTCCGCCGCACTCATCCCCTTGCCGTGCGGCTTCGGCGTCTCCACCAACTGGAACACCGGCCCGTCCGCCCGGTCGTCCAAATGCTGCTGCTTCGGGTCAATCGGCTCAGTCATTGCTCACCACTCGCACTCGCATATGGGTAACGCCGCCCCGCTGCTCAACGGAGATGACATGGAACTTCGTGCCAGCGGCCAGCAAATACTCGTTCTCCTTGTCCTTGAAATCGGACACGTCATTCATCCACACCCCCGGGGTGCCCTTGGGCGCCTCGATGGTGAGCTGCAACGGATGGGAGGAGAAGTGGCCGGACTCGCCTGCCACCGTCGAGGAGACGAACCCCTTGTCCTGGAACGTCTTGCCGACCAGCTTCGCCGCACCCTGGGCGCTGTGGAAGCCGTCGGGCAGGTTGATGTAGCCGGTGCCGCGCCGCAGCAGAATGTCGGCGGGCGCGGGCATCATCGTCGACTGGATCTCGATAACCTGCTGCTTGACGTGGGTGCTCGCGGACGACTGATCCCGCAGGTACGTGTTGAAGGAGTACTGCGACGCCGAGTAGCTGTTCAGGGCCTTCTTCTGCGCCGGGGTCCACTTGATGCCTTCGGCCTTCAGCTGCTCGGCCTGCAAATCGCGCATCTGCTTGGCGCTGATCTTGTGGAAATCCTTGGGGCCGAGGTTCGCGGCGAACGGGCCGGGGCCCGCCTTCGTCTGCACCTTCTGGCCCGGCTCCAGGGTGACGCCCTTCGGCAGGTCCAGCTCCCCCTTGAGCTGCTTGACCGTCTTCGCGTCGGGGGTGCTGTGTGATTCTGCGTAGGTCTTACCGGCGGCCGTGCCCAGCCAGTCGGTGACCTTCTTCTCCAACATGCCGCTGTTGGCGACGCCGAGGTTCTTCGAGTGGGTCTCGTCGATGGTCTTGAGCACCTGGTCGACGGACAGAGTCAGGCCGGGGCCGCTGTGGGCGGCGGCCAGGGTGACGAGGTTGGCGAAGATGTCCTCGGGCGGGTCGGCCAGATATTTGCCGTTGGGCATGGCCTTGAAGTCGGCGGTGAGCTGCTTCTTGGCCTCTTCGGGGATGTGCCAGATCTGGGAGTTGCCGGTGCCGAGCTTGACGGGCGTGCCCGGAACAGCGTTTTCGATCTTGGGGGTAGATGCCGCCTTAGCTGCGGCATCGCCCAGCTTGGCCGCCTTCTTCTCCGCCGCGCTCTGATGCACGACAGCCAGCTTCGGGCCGACCTTCGCCAGCATGAAGTTCTTGGCCGCCGACGGCTTGCCGTAGTTCGAGCCGCTGTAGCTGCTCGACTTGTAGTAGCCGGACTCGGCGGCCGTCGCCTTGACCGCAGGGGAGTTCAGCTTCGGCAGGGCCCGCTTCTTCAGCCCCGCATCGGTGCGGATCTTGTCGAGTTTCGCCTGGGCCTGCTTGTGCCGGACGTTGAACATCGACTCCATCTGCTCCCGCTGCGACATCGCGGCAAGCCATGCCGTGTGCTCCGGGCCCTTCTCCAGCGCCCCCGTCTCCGGATCGGTGGGGACGTTCAGCAGGGCCGTGTGCTCCTTCGCGTGCGCGAGAGCGAGCATGCCCGCCATGGCCTTCAGGTCGCCGAGATCCTGCTTCAGTGCGGGATAGTCGGGGTGGGCCTTCATGACCTGCGAATGGTCGAAGCCCACTCCGAAGGAGACCGCCTTGGCGGCGTGCTTGTACCAGGCGTTGCTGTAGGCGCCGGTGATGGCGGCCTGGTCGGAGTCGGTCAGCGTGACGGGCTCGGCGGGCTTGACCTTCGCCTCGGCCGTGGCGAGGAAGGCCGTCC